ATCCACCTTTGGTGTTATCTCCGCCGGTCATCACAGCCTTGATGCCGTTATCGCGGCAGTAAGCTTTGGCTCGCTTGTTTCCAAATAGATTTGCAAGAACGTACTGACCGGAGTCGTAAGCGTCTTGCTCGCTTTTGAACGCTTCGAGTTTACCGTGTGCCTTGGCCCGTGCTGGGACGCGGCGAGTGATCGACGTTTCCTTGGCTTCTTCGGCCTTTACGATTGCGGTGCAATGTGCATCGATTTTATCCATGCGGTTCTTTTGCTCGACGAGGGCAGAGATCCTGCCAGCGTTTTCGCCGGAACCGACAATACCATCGACCTCGGACTGTTCGTCAGCGTTGAGATCGCGGCTTTCTTCCTTGGCAATAGCAACAATCGCTTCAACGCGTGCTTGCAATGCCTTGATTTCTTTAGCTAGTTCTTGGGAACTTTTCATTATGACCACCATTCAAGAGAAAGATTGTGGCAGTCAATAAACGCAGATAGCGGCGAGACTGCCAACGGAACTGAAAAAGTTACGTTCGCTGCCTTTGCCGCTAATCAGTTGCAAAGATATTGCAGAGTGTCGGCTCTTTGGCCGACGCTTAAACTTTACGCGAAGACGCCTAGTGTGTCAAACGAGCGTTTAATTGTGCTCGCAACATTGCTGCTTTCGCCTCGTCGAAACGACTGGCTGGCTTCTTCTTTTTGTAGTTGGATTCAACATTGCCAGTAGCAATTCCAAGATTAATTGCCTCGTCGGCGTTGATCCATGTTTCGTTGCTCATCATGGATTCGATTTCCAATTCGGTCTTGTCCATGTACTCCGCGTAAATCGCAACGAGGCTTTTGTCGTAGGCTTCAAGAGCGGCGATTGTCTTTCGCAACTCCTCTTGATTTCCAAGTGCGAATGCCAACGCTCGATGGATCATGACGCGACTGCCCTGGCTCATTAATCGTTTTGATCCTCCAAGGAAAATGACGCTAGCAGCAGACGCGGCTAGGCTGTCATTGATCGTAGTAATCTCGCCAGAGTAAGATTTCATGGCGTTGTAGATACCGATCCCCTCGTCGGCAGCTCCGCCAGGCGAGTTGATGCGAACCGTAACGGGTGATCCGTTAAATGCCTTAAGTGCTTTCTCAACGGCCAGATGAGTAATCGGGTCTTCGCCCCAACCATCGCCGACAACACCAGACAAAAGTATCTCGTTCGATTCGTTTTTAATTTCGATCATTTATTCAACTCCTTGAAAGGAAAAGGTTCTGTTTTGCCACGTTTTAACAGCGTTTTTGACGGTTTCCTCCAGCTTTTCTGGCTCTGTTTCGCTGGCAATCTGCACCAAAATTGCGACCGATTGTTCGCAATGAGTGCGTGCCAAGTCGCGATCTAGGCCAATCGCCTCGATCTTTTCAGCCAGCTTTGGTTCCCACTTCGCGTAGTTCTTGTTGATCCAAGCCACAAAGTTTGGCTTTTTGGCTGCGTTCGCCGCGTTGTTGGCCTCTCGTTGGATCAGAGAGCGGATGGTTTCCTCGACGGCCAAGCGGTTCATTGCGGAGCTGTCCTGAGACTCGCCAGAGTTTTCCTGTGTGTCCTCTTCGGTATCGGCTGTGTCGTCTTCCATCTCGCCTGGCGACTGCTCGCCGGTTGGTTGGGAGATGGCAGGATTGATGAACTCGTCTCCGCCTTCGTATGGATTAAGATCCAGCTTGGCTCGGCACTCGTTTGGGTTCATGATGCGAGCGGTGATGAATGTAGACATGGCGGATGCTGTCGCCTGTAGGTCGGTCTGCAACAATGCACCGCGGTTAAACTTGAAATACACTTTGCCGCCCGACTTCTTTTCCGTTGCGTTTCTCAGCTTGATGTCGCACTGCTCCTCCATCTTCACAAGCCATTTATTCAAGGCTTGCAAATACGCCAGATTCTTTTGCTCTAGCGAATTGTAGCTGACGCTCTCGCCATCGCCTGGCATACCTTCAAGTCCAAACAGCATGCCAATGTCCGCTCGGCTGAACTTTTGCAGTTCAACGAACTGAGCGTCGTTATTGGACATATTTACAGCGTTTGCCTTTACACCTTCACGCAGTAGACCGGCCTTTCCAGCGTTCTCAGCTCCAGATTCTTGCTTATTGAATGACTCGATGAACTCTCTTGCTGCGGACTCGTTCCGGAATGATCCTGGAGGTGCTTCGAGAAATAGCTTGCCCCGGAATCCTTTACGGAGTTGGTTTTCTAGGAATCGCTGCGATTGCACTCCGGTTGAGAACGTGCATTGTGCAATCTGAAGCAGTCCAATTCCTTCAATTCCGTTGTAAGCGAATCCCGATACATGGATCACATCAGAGTCGGCAAATAGCAAATAACCGTCCTGATTGGTTTCAAACTCATCGAAAAGGTTTTTGCTGTCGTCTTTGTTTGGCTTGGTCAAATGGTACTTTTGGCCTTCAAAGATGACCGTGCGAGTCCGGTCAGGCATCATTGGGATTAACTCAACAATGCGATCGCCATCGCGAATGATCGCTGCTCGGCCATTGCCGTACATGATCGCATGCGAGCAAATCTGTTCCTTAAAAACGCTCGGTGCCTGCATCGCGTTCGGCTGTTCGCGAAGCAATCGGTAGCCGTCGTGTTTGAGATCGTTAACTGCACCTTCGCCTGATCGCCGCTTAACGTCGATCGGCAACTGGCCGAAGTCTCCGACGATCTTGTTGTGTGCAAACCAAGCCGGAGGCAAGCCGAGTGCTTCCTTAAACCCGACGTACTGTTCGCGGTAGGAGTCTTCGGACAAACCCATCCATTTAGCAAGCTGATACCACATCGACGCCATGTTTTCTCCTAGACGACGTAAAGATTGCCGGAGGAACGTTCAGGCTCAAGGCTTGTTACGCGGTATGCCATCACCGCCGCCACAATCGGGTCGATCTTGTCTTTGCTGTCTCGTTTGTCGAACATCCAGCGATCTTGACGATCCTTGCAGATGATCGCGTTTCCTGCACACCAGCGAAGTAGCTTTGAGTCCTCGAAGACAAGCCGTCCTTCCTCCATTAGCTGAATGAAATTGCGGATCGCCTCGTTGAAGTTGCTTTGGTTCTGTGCCATGCGTGCAGCAGTTGCTCCGATCTTGCCGAGCTGCTCGCCGAGCTGCTGGCCGTTGTAGGGATCGTAGGCAACGGTCTTGATTTCGTAGCGTTCCAGATCCTCCAGCAAAGATGCTTGCAGTTCCTCAATCGGATATTGATGTTTTATCAGTTCGCCGTTGTAGACCCATTGCGAAAACGGCATTACGGACAGATCACGCTTCGAATCGTCGGCGATGAACGCACGGCAGCGAATCTCGTATCTGTAGACAGGCTTTCCGTCCTCGCCTACTGACATCGGAAAACGTGCACACATTGCGTATGCGGCCAAGTCGTCGCGGCTGCCGAGGTCAACGCCAGCTCCGACAGCGTCGGCCTGGTGCCAGTCCGCCAGTTCACCAACGCAGCGATCGAAAGCGGTGACGTCAAACGCTCGCTCCGTAGACGCAACAATCCTGTTTCCGTGGTAACGCATAAAGCGGTTGCGTCCAACGGATGTGTTCTTGTCCTCGTTCCATCGCTGCCGAAGGTAGTCCAGCTTAATCGAGATCCCAAGGTTAGGATTCGCCTTGATCCAAAGCGACTCATTTGCTGGATCATCTTCTGGATCTAGCTCATAGATGATCGCGAATAGACTCTCGTCCTTGAACGTACCGTTAACCACATTGACAGCGTAATTGTAGTTCTCTAGCCAGAGGTGCGAATCATCTGCTCCAGCGGTCGTAATAATCAAATGCAGTGGTTGTGTCCGCGATCCCGACCCTGTGACCATCGTATCGTAAAACTTTCGATGGTGCTCTCCGAACGCGTGGAGTTCATCCATCACGACGCAATGCGGGTTTAAGCCATCAAAACTTTTATCGCTGGAAACCTTTCGAATGTAGCTTCCTGAGTTCTTAAAGGTAATTGTCTCGTTCTTGCATTCAGTCATTTTAAATATCGTTGGCGATTGCTGCCGCATTCGCTCGGCCTCACCGTAAACAACTTGAGCCTGTTCCTTCTTAGTTGCACTTAAAAGAATTTGACCAACAGCCTCAGGTTTTCCTGTCGCTGGATCTATGTCCGCAGCTCCGAGAAACAAACACAACCCAGCAGCAACGGACGATTTTCCGTTCTTCCTGGCCATTGACCAATACACTTTGCGAAACCGTCTGGAGTTGTCGTCGTCCCGTTTCCAACCAAAGATGCACCAGAGAGAGAACGCTTGCCAAGGTTCCAATTCAAATGGTCTTCCAGCAAACTCACCAACAGAGTGCCGAAGCATGACCGGAAAGAACTGACAAATGGAAGCGGCCCAGCGTCGATCAAAGTGGAAAGGAAACTCGTCAGTGCTTTGACGCTTCAGGTCTTCGAGGTGTCTGCGTACAGCATCCTTGACACGCTGACAGGCCACAATCTCGCCTGACGTCACGCCTTCGATATACGCTTCGACTCGACCAGCAACGCCGTTAGTTATCACTACCAGTCGCCTCCTGGAGCCAAGCTACAAATGGATCGTCTTCTTCTTGCTTCGGTGCATGCAAACGACTACGAGAACTTGGTGTAAGTCCGAGTTCGGACTGTCTCTTAAGCAGACGATCCGCGTATTTATGGATCTGGTTTGCCGCTGGATGCACTGCCGCATTGCCCTTGTCGTTAAAAATGGTCACGTTGCCTTCCTTGCATTGTTCCCATAGCCAACAGAATTGTGCGTAATCCATGCAATACGCTGCGAGAAGATGCTTATCTGCCGTCGTTAGCAAATTCATTTCTTCGAGCGTTGAGCAAACGTCTTGCCAGCACTCTTTTGCAATCGCATCCTTTGCAACTTGCGTTGGCATCTTTGGCCATCCAAGCTTTACTTGTGGCTCGTTCTTGTTGCGTCGCTGCGGATTGTGTGCGAACGCTCCGGACGCCTCTTTTTGTGCCGATGAAAGCGGTTTTCTACCTCGGACCATCATAAACCTCCAAT